AGGGGGCTTTATACTGGCCACATACCAAACAAACCAACCGACCATGCGTAAGATCGAATCACAAATGATTGCTGCTATCAAGTCCGAAAAGGATTGGAAGTCTGGCAACACTCACACCATCAATTTTTTCAATGATGATAAGGAGTGCGTTGTGACTCAAGTCTACCTTCACAACAATCTTATCGCTGAGGTTACAGATAACGATGTGACAATCTTTGATGGTGGTTGGCAGTCTAATACAACCAAGAGCAGACTCAACGCTTTGTGTGATGAGTTTTGTGTTACTGGCGAAGGAGTATTTCAAAAAGATTTTGTCTGGTATGTTCGTCGCTTTGTTGGTCAAGCAGGGCAGTCTAAAGTTTACAACGTAGATGATTTTACTAATGGATACGTGTTCGCATAATTATGCCATTCTTTCACCCTAACCACACAATCACAATGACTGAAACCATGGACAACATTATCGATCGTGATAAACTCCAAGATGACTACATTAGGGAACTAATTGATGGCATGGATCATAAAAGTATGTACGCATTTGTATATGATACGATTAACGAAAATCTTGATAAGTATAGCGTTCCGGAACTGATTGAAGAGGTTGAGGAATACTATCCAGAACTGTTGAAATAGTTGCTTTTACCCGAAAAATGCGGTAAAATGTATGTAAATCAATTAAAAAACGTTTAAAAAAATGTAAGCGAGCGTTTTATCGTTATTGATAATCATTCTCTGGATAGTATCCAAATGTATGATTTAACTCCCTTTCAATTCGTGTTAAAGTCTTATGAAATGTGCCGGGGTCTTGTTGTCTTAGCGCGCACGCTATCGTGCCGCCGCCCATTATAAGCCACCCCACCCAGATCTGGCAATCCTCAGAGCACCTCTGAGACACTTATAGAACCGTCCGCTATTAGTGCCAGAGCAGTCCTTTTCGTGTATTATAAAAGAGTCAAAGGAACGCAAAGCAATGCAAAGCTCCACCGACAATCTGATGCAAATTGCAGAGGAACTTAAAGCTGCTGGAAAGCAGGTGAAAGTGACAGTGCTAAAACCACGCAGGGCGCGCCGCTCTGAGTTGCTTATGAGCAGTACAAAAGGGGTTCGCACTAACACTAACCGCCGCGGTCAAGCATACACTGGCCACGCCACTTATGCCACTGCGAGCGATGTAGAGGGCAACCGTTCCGCTTACTTCAAGACCACAGGTTGAGCAGTTATCAGCAGTCTACCATGAGCCTCTAAGTGTTGTCAAGGGGGGCGCAGTTGTCCCCCTCTGAGGTGCTCGAATGAGCAGGGTTTTATGGGGGTGTTTATGTAAGCGCGAAGCGCGTATCAAAAAACGCTAACTTCCCTAACCTACAACGAACCAAAAACGCGCTCGTTATTTACTTCCATTTAAAAAATTTTTGCCCCATGAAAACTCTGGCCAGGATCGTATTAGGTCTTCTAGCACTTAACTACACACAGTCTACATTTGCCCCGAGGACCTCTAAGATTGGTCGAAGGTCAAACTATAATCNCTCTGAGTACGGGATACCAAACAACGGAGGTCGGTAGACAAAAACTAAATATTGCAGTATGATGTAAAGGTAACCTTCACGTAATTATGGCTAAAGGATTCAAAGTTATTCCAAAAGAGACTGAAACGAAAGAAGAGTGGGATTACGACGCGATCAAGGAACGAGTCAAAGGTAAGAGTATTGTATTCTGCCTACCTGGTCGTGGGTGCTCTTATATCTTTCTGAAAAATTTTGTACAACTTGCATTTGATCTTGTACAGAACGGCACACAGATTCAGATTTCCCAAGATTATAGTTCAATGGTAAACTTTGCACGATGCAAAGTACTCGGAGCGAATGTTCTGAGGGGACCGAACCAAATTCCTTGGGATGGTAAATTGAAGTATGATTATCAATTGTGGATTGATAGTGATATTGTATTTGACACCGAAAAGTTTTGGCAATTGGTGGATCTTGCAATTCCTGCAGAGGGAGAAGAGAAAGAGATTGTTGCTGGATGGTATGCAACTGAGGATGGACACACGACATCTGTTGCACACTGGTTAGATGAGGATGACTTTGCAAAGAATGGTGGAGTCATGAATCATGAGACAGTGGAGAGTATCAGTCGTAAGAAGAAGCCATTCACTGTAGACTACACAGGTTTTGGATGGGTACTGATCAAACACGGTGTCTTTGAACGATTGGAGTATCCATGGTTTGCACCAAAGATGCAGGTGTTCGAATCAGGGAATGTCCAAGATATGTGTGGTGAGGATGTAAGTTTCTGTCTCGATGCAAAGAAAGAAGGTATCGTGACATGGTGCGACCCACGGATCAGAGTCGGTCACGAAAAGACGAGGATTATCTGATGTCTGAGAAACGTTTCAAGTTAGTCTATGAAGGGCGGGAACTCTCGACCCTTCTGAGTGAGGAAGGAAAGTTTGAAGCACTGCAAAAACTTTCGACATGGTTTGATGAAGGTCGTAAAGGTGCGATCGATCCTGATAAAGTAACAGTCATTGATGTATTAGCGGAGAGTGAGTCCTGATGGCAAAGTCTAAAGTTGGTCTGAGTGGTGGAGTGTTTATTGAGGGCAAACCGAAAAAAACTCGGCAAGGTCATGGTAAACATACACTGTATAGCGCGACATCTCGCAATAAAGCCAAAAAACCATATCGTGGTCAAGGTAAGTAATCATAGTTAAATAGAAGAAGACATAAAACTTTATATGGCTTGTTTGATTGCGAATCTTCCTTCAATGGAAGTCTGGGTCCGTAAAGAGTATTTGACGGATCATCAGTCTGGTCATGGAGAATTCGTAAAGGGCGTCTGGGTATCGGTTAAATCGATTCCTGGGCGCGCTTTTTATTTTGAGACATACTTACCAGAGTATGCAGCAATGTACGATAAACTCCCCATCAGCGCGTTTGTGGCGGACCCTGAGATCCCTTCACCTGATATGACCTTACCTAACCTACAATTCTGGAATTGTATGGATTACGGCGTCGTTTCAGTGGACAAGAAGTTCATCGGTAGTATGGACTTTGAGTGTTATACAAGAGATCATGGTAATGTCAAAGGCACGTACATTTGTACGATAGACAATTATCATCATGATCCGGATTATGTGGACTATGCAACTAGTGAAAATCCTGCAGAACACAAATCACATAATCTAATTGAACTGGAGAATGGCCAATACGCACTCTATCCAAACAATCGATTGCGTATCTATGATAACAGTTTGACACCAGAGACACCAAAGATGCCTGATTTCAAGGTATCAACTCAATATTATCAAGTTGAGAATGGATTTGATCGTCTCGGTATGGGTCGTGAAGATGAATATTTCTGGAAAACATCAAAAGAACGTCAAGAGGAACAAAACAATGACACCGACCAATGATTTTCTCGATAATTTAGCGAATGATCAGTATCAAAAACTGATTCAAGAGGTCTATAATGATGACATGTTGAAGAAAACAACAAAAAATAAGAAGAATAATGAACTCCTGGAACGAGTTGACCAGGATGATAGTTCAGAAGGTAAACAAGTGCTCTAATTTCTGACTAAATATAAAGAGGTTAGACCAGATTCGTATCCGTGGCAGGTATTTCAAGGTCATTTAAGGACATTAGTTTGTCCTTTAAACGTCATCCAGTGACGAATGACATCATTTCGTTAAAAAACGAAGATGCAATCAAACGTTCAGTACAAAATATCGTTCTGACACTGGTTGGTGAAAAAGCATTTGCACCATATTTTGGTACAAATATTAATGATTCCCTGTTTAACTTGAATACATCAGTTGAAGCTGTGGGTTTGAAAGAACAAATTACCACATCAATCAACAATTTTGAACCAAGAGTTGATAATTTGAACGTTACTGTCACGATTGATGCTGACAGTAACGACATGTATGCAGCGATTGAATACGATATCGTTGGTCTTCCTGTTCCTACTCAAGGAGTAGAGGTTCTTCTTTTCCCGGCTAGAGTATAATGGCTTTCGGTCAATACGTAAATTTAGATTTTGATCAGATAAAAGAGTCTATCAGAGACTATCTGAGGTCGAACACGACTTTTACTGATTATGATTTTGAAGGGTCCAACCTTTCAGTGTTGATTGATGCGTTAGCATATAACACATATATCACCGCCTACAACACAAACATGGCGGCGAATGAAAGTTTTCTCGATTCTGCGACATTAAGAGAAAATGTCGTCTCTTTAGCACGTAATATTGGTTATGTTCCACGTTCTAGACGAGCTGCAAGATCAAGAGTATCGTTTAGTTTGAGTGGATTAACCGAAACTGTTACAGCCACGTTAAAAGCTGGTCTGGTTTGTAATGGTTCTGCAGCAAATACAAGTTATATTTTCTCTCTTCCGGAAGACATCACGGTAAATGTTATTGATGGTGTCGCAAAATTTGAAAATATTGAGATTTATGAGGGATTATTCGTCACTCAGAACTTCACGACGGACTCTAGTCTCTATAATCAACGATATATTCTGAATAATTCGTTCATTGATACCGATACTCTTCAAGTTAAGGTCAAAACTGACGAAAATGCGAACGTAGCAGTCACTTATAATGGTATTGATAACATTATTGGCATAACTTCGACCTCTTCTTCTTACTTATTGCAAGAAATTGAGGATGAAAGGTACGAAATTCTGTTTGGTGACGGAATTATTGGTAAAAAACTGTCAAATAATAATTATGTTTCTGCAACTTATGTGACGACATCAGGTCGTGAAGGAAATGGAGCGTCACAATTCAGTTTTATCGGTCGTTTAGTCAATCAAGACGGTGGAAGTATTGATCCATCCGCAGTTTCTCTGGTTACAACAAACGAACCAGCACGGGATGGAGACGATATTGAGTCAATTTCGTCAATTAAGTACTACGCACCAAGAATTTACTCGTCTCAGTATCGAGCCGTGACCGCATCGGACTATGAAGGCATTCTGTCACATATTTCTCCGAACATTGAGTCTGTTTCTGCGTATGGTGGAGAGGAATTATCTCCTCCAAGGTTCGGAAAAGTGTTTATTTCTGCAAAACCAAGAAATGGCGACTTTTTGTCCGACTTTACCAAGCGTGATTTAGTTCAAAAACTGAAAAGTTACGCTGTTGCGGGTATTGTACCCGAATTTATCGACCTGAAGTACCTTTATGTTGAATTAGACTCCTTTGTTTATTATAACACAAACTTTAGTAGTGATGTAAATCAACTGAAAACGATTATTTCGAGCACTTTGACTCAATATTCGCGTTCTATTGATGTTAATAAGTTTGGTGGTCGATTTAAGTATAGTAGAACACAAACTTTGATTGATGGATCTGACGTATCCGTCACTTCTAACATCACTAGAGTCCGAATGAGGAGAAATCTTATTTCCGAACTCGGAAAACAAGCTCAATATGAACTTTGTTTTGGAAATCAGTTCCACGTCGCAGAATCCTCTTATAACATCGTTTCTACAGGGTTCAAGATTGATGGAATTAATGATGTTGTTTATATGTCGGATGAGGTAATTGATAAGAATCGTGGACGTTTGTTCTTCTTNACTTACACCGAAGGTGGNACTCCAAACATCATCAAACGTAACGCCGGTACAGTCAAATATGACATCGGTGAAATTCTTATAGATACTGTAAATATTGTTTCTACAAACATTTCAAATAATATTGTAGAAGTGCAGGCGATTCCTGCCTCTAACGATGTGGTTGGTCTTAGAGACTTGTATATCAAGTTTGATATGACAAATACCAACATCACAATGGTACAAGACATTATTTCTTCGGGTGAGAATACCTCAGGTTCTAGATTCCGTAAAGAGTCTAGNTACAATGTCCCAACATTCGTTAGAAATTCTAAATCGCCAATTTCTAGTAGTGCATTGACTGCTGTAGCGTCAACTGCAACGTCAACCAGAGCGGCATCAAGTACAACCGCAACATCTACATCATCCACATCGTCTTCTAGCGGAACATCCAGTTCTTCCTACTAATAGCGGAAAATATAAATGATCGACACCTCTATCCAAAGAGTAAAAATTAGTCAGGTAATTGAAAATCAGTTGCCTGAATTTGTTCAAGCAGAAAATCCACTTTTTGTGGAATTCATGAAACAGTATTATGTTTCACAAGAATTTCAAGGTGGAACAGTTGATCTTGGAGAAAATATTGATCGATATACAAAATTACAAACCTTCGTTGGTTCCGCAACAACAGTATGCACTGGATTAAGCACAGATACTAAGTCTTTTTCGTCAACCATTCATGTTGAAACCACGGATGGATATCCTGCAAAGTATGGACTCATAAAAATTGATGATGAGATCATTACATACACTGGACTGACCACAAACACCTTCACAGGGTGCGTCAGAGGGTTCAGTGGCGTTGATTCTCTAAAGAGGTCTGATAGACCCGACCTATTGTCATTTAAGAGCACGGTTGGTGCAGCTCACACTGGTGGAACGAAGGTATTCAATCTTTCTAATCTTTTCCTTCAGAAGTTTTTTGATAAACTGAAGGATACTTTTGCGAATGGGTTTCAAAACAGAACACTTACTGGTGATTTAGACCAGGTTAACTTTGTTCGTCAAGTTAAAGATTTCTATAAGACAAAAGGTACAGAAGAGTCATATAAAATTTTATTCAAAGTCTTATTTGGTGATGATGTTAATATTATTAAACCATCTGATTTTCTTTTAAGACCATCTGATGCAGATTATCGTATCACCAATGATTTATTAGTAAAGGTTGTTACGGGTGATCCCCTTTCGTTGAAAGGATCTACTCTTTTCCAAGATAAGGACGAAAAAGATAATCGCATTCAAGGAGCTTCGGGTGCAATCTCCGAAATATCTGATTTTGTCTACGGTGGAGACCACTATTATCAGATTGGATTGTCTAGAGAATCTGTTGAGGGTTCTTTTGTTATTCCAGGTAGGACTAGGTTCACAGATAACGTTTCAGTGGGTGCCACGGTCCTTACAGTGGACACTACGGTGGGATTCCCTACCACTGGTATATTAAACTGTATCGATAAAAATGGCACCATTGGTGTAGTTACTTATAG